CCCTGTTCGTCAACGACCTGACCGTGGCGACCTTGAAGATCGAGGTCCGCGAGGAGCAGCTGGCCCTCACCGGCATCCACTGCCCCCTGAAGCGCAAGGCCGGCACCGTCGAGGACGTCCTGCTCGGCGAGGTGTTCGATCGCCAGAGCGCCTATGAGGCCTGGCTCGACCTGCTAGCAAAGTTCGGCGACCTTCGCGGGTCCGACCGCTACGCCCAGCACCTCGGCAGCATCCGCACGATCCTCGCGATGCAGGCCAGCGAGGACCTCGCGGCGGCCGTCGGGGGTTCGCAGTGAACACCGCGACGATCTCGGTATTCGTCCCCGGCCTGCCGATGGGCAAGGAGCGCCACCGCGACGGGGCGCACCGCACCCCCGAACGGACGCGGGACTTCCAGGCGCGCGTGGCCTTCGTGGTGAAGCAGGCCGCCTGCGGGCTGCAGCAGTTCGATCGGCTCGTCGAGACCCGGATGACGGTCATCTGGCCGCGTCCGGCCAAGCGTCCCGCGGTGGTCTCGGAGGATGCGTGGGGCACCGGTCGCCGCGCCTTCGCCAGCGGCCGCTACGACCTCGACAACGTCCTGAAGGCGGTGTGGGACGGGGTCAACGAGTCCGGGGTCTGGTCGGACGATCGCCGGGTCGCCCGCTCCCGGGAGGAGCAGGTCTATGCGGCGGTCGGCGAGACGCCCGGCGTCGAACTCGTGCTCGCGGCGCTGGACGACATCGACCTGCCCGCGCCCGGCATGCTTCGCCCTGCTCCTCCTCCGCCCGTCCTCGCGGCGGTGCTCTGATGTCGCTGCCGCTCCCTGCAGGACAGTCCCCGCTTCGCTGGCAGATCGAGTGCCTCGACGCCATCCGCGCCGGCCTCCAGCGCTATCGCTCGCTGCTCGCCGCGGCCGCCACGGGTTCTGGGAAGGGCTCGCTGCTCGCAGGGCTCGCGGTGCTGGCCGCCCTCCACGGCGGGCAGGTCGTCGTGCTCGTCCACCGCGACGAGCTCATCCAGGACCTCGCCCGGCGCATCGCGAAGGTGCCCGGCGCGCCCCGCGTCGGCATCGTGAAGGCCGACCTCGACGGATGGGACTGCCCGATCGTCGTGGCGAGCGTGCAGAGCTGCTCGGTGTCGCGGCTCGCTCGCATTGGCCGCCGCACCGTCGTCATCATCGACGAGGCCCACCACGCGACTGCCCCCAGCTACGGCATCGTCATCGAGGCCGCCCGGGCCGTCAACCCCGACTGCCGCGTCGTCGGGCTCACCGCCACGCCCTACCGAGCGGGCGAGAACGGCACCACCCTCGGGCTCGGCTCGGTCTTCGAGGCCATCGTCTACGAGTACCCGATCGCCCGCGCCATCGAAGAAGGCGTGCTCGTGCCGCTCAAGGCCCATCGGGTCGACACGCAGATCGACCTCTCGCAGGTCGCGATGTCGGGGGCCGACTACGACGAGGTCGAGCTCTCCAAGGTCGTCAACGACCCGGCCCGCAACCGCCTCGTGGTCGAGAAGTACCTCGAGCTCGGCGGCGGGCAGGCGCTGGTGTTCGGCGCGAGCGTGAAGCACGCGCAGGACCTCGCCGCGGCCTTCATGGAGCGCGGCATCAAGGCCGCCGCGGCGTGGGGCGAGATGCCCCGCCACGACCGCGACCGCGTCGTCGCCGACTACCAGGCCGGCCGCATCCAGGTGCTCACCAGCAAGGACCTGCTCTTCGAGGGCTTCGACGCCCCGGCCACCGTGCAGGTGCTCAAGGCGCGGCCCACCCGCTCCATCATCGTGTTCGTGCAGACCGTCGGCCGCGGCCTTCGTCGGCACCCCGGAAAGACCCACTGCAACTTCGTTGACTTCGTCGACAACGGCTGCGACCTCGTGCTGACCGTCGAGGCCAACCTCGGGATCGGCAGCACCGAGGACGCCCAGGGCGAGCGCGCGCTGCACGAGGGCGACCGGGTCCGCCGTCGCCACCACGACGACTGGGGCGTCGGGGTCGTGGCGGCCGTCCAGATCGGCACCGTGAGCTACGCCACCGTCGAGTGGCCGCCGAGCCCGGTGCACAAGGACGGCGAGGAGCTCACCCACCCGTGGCCCGAGCTGGCCTTCGTCGCGCCCGACAAGGCCGAGAAGCCCGTGCCCATGAAGCTCGCGTCGGTCACCGGCCGGCTGTACGAGGTCTGCCTCCTGCCGGGCGTCCGCAAGCGCGACCGGATCGGCTTCTTCGAGTACTCCGGCGCTCACTGTGTCGGCGGCGAGGTGCTCGGCGCCGGCGGCGCCCGCAAGGTGGTGGCCGTTCGCCCTGGCGCCAGCGGCTACGTCGTCTGGGAGCTCGACGGCGTGACCTCCATCCTCGTGGAGCGCCATCGCTGCCGCGAGCTCGAGGTGGCGCTGTCGTGGGCAGACAGCCACGTGCGGGCGCTCGGCGTCGAGGTGCTCCCCCCGGACCACCCGACGCTCGCCGAGCTCGCCACGTCGATGCACCAGCGCATGCTGCAGAGCCTCGGCGTCACGCGCTCGACCGTCGGCATGTCGCGCGGTGAGGCCGCCATGCTCATCGACGCTGCGCGCATCACCCGCCGCATCCGTGAGCGCGAAGAGCCCGGGAAGTTCCGGGTGGCCGAGCAGCTCCGCAAGGGCGGCTGGAAGCGCAGGGGGGCGGCATGAGTGGCTTCGTGCCCATGCAGGCCTCGTGGTGGGAGACCATTCGGGCCACGATCCCGCAGCCCTGGCCGATGGAGGCCGCGGCCATGGATCTCCGATGGCACCTCGACCGGGCCACCGCCCGCGAAGGCTGGCGCCCGATCCGTTTCCCCGGCCGGCCCGCCCTCTGCGCCGACTGGGGATGGACGGACTGGGCCGTGAAAAGCCTTCTCCGCGACGAGGAAAGCTGGCGCGACGGACTCGCCCAACGCAATTCCGCCAGCAAACCGCCAGCGAACCGCCAGCGAACCGCCAGCGAACCGCCAGCGGCGACAAGCGCGAACGCCGACAATCAGCAAGAAACCGCCAGCCCGCCGCCAGCGTTCCGCCAGCCCGCCGCCAGCAAACCGCCACGCGCGTTCTACTCCTCACCCATCACCCATCACCCCTCACCCGAAGGGGGAGGGAACACGCGCGACCCCGACCCGGCTCCGGCATCGACTCCCCCCGAGTCGCCCAGCGCGGCCCTGGTGCAGGCGCTGGGCACCCGGCCCGACCTGCTGCGGCTGCTGCTCGCGCCCACCGACCCCGCAGACCCGGCCATCCGAGACCTCGACGAGCTGCGCCGCGTGCCGCTGGAGGAGCTCCAGTACCGCCGCGGCATGGGCTCCAGGAGGGCGCGGCAACTCGCCGAGCTGCTCGCCGAGGCCGGCGTGCCCATGGTCGCGGAGAAGCCCGCGGTGGCCGCGACAGGCCCACCGACCCGAGCCAGCCCCGCCAACGACCGCCGCAAGCGACTGCTCGACGCCCTCGCCACCGCCCGCCAAAACCTCGCCGATGGAGCCAGCAATGCTCTCCCCTGACGTCCTCCTCGCCCAGCTGCAACGGCTGGCCCGCAACACCGCGAACCCGCCGGAGCCCGAGGGCATGGTCGAGCTCTGCGCCGACTGGATGGAGCTGCTCGGCCCCGACCTCGACGACGGGGCCTTCCGGGAGGCCGTCACCCGCCACCTGCGGGCCTCGAAGTTCTGGCCCACGCCCAGCGAGCTGCTCGCCGACGTGCAGTCGGCCCAGCGCCCCGACCCGAAGCAGCTCGAGGCCAAGGGCGAGCGACTCTTCGCGGCCGTCGCGAAGGCCCGCTCGAGCTGCGGGAGCGACCCCACCCGGGCCCGCCACCACCTGGTGCACTACGGCGTCGACCCCGAGGACGTCGACCGCTGCCTCGCCGCGGTCGGTCGCTGGGCCAGCTTCGAACCCGGTGACCCGGTGCACAACCCGCAGGGCTACGGGTTCGCCCGCCGCGCGTTCGGCAAGGCCTACGCAGCCGAGGCGGGCACCTCCCGCCTGCTCCTCGCCGAGTCCCCCCGCCGACTCCTCGGGGTGCAGTGATGGCCTCTGTTCGCGGCGTCAGCGACGCCATCCGCGAGATGGCCGCCCGCAACGGCTTCGACGCTGGCCGGGCGCTCGACAAGTACTCCTCGGCGTGGGTGCTCAGGCTCAACGCCACCAGCGACGACACGCTCATGGCCGCGGCCAAGCAGTGGCGCAAGCGCGTCTGCCCCACCCTCGGCGAGCTCGAAGAACTGCTCGGTGAGACGGTCGCACCAGGTGGCACCGGGTGCGGCGGATGCAAGGGCTCGGGCCGTCGCGTGGTCATGCGCCACACGACCGACGCACAGGGCAGGCACGCGCACCAGGAGCTCAGCTGCGCATGCACCTGCGCCCTCGGCCAGAGCCTCGGCCACGCAGGGCAGATGGCCTACGACGAGCTGCAGCGCCGCTGGGAGCAGAGCGAGAACACGGTCGACCGGGTCGTGGTCGTCGACCCCGATCCCTACCAGCGCAGGCCGCTGCACGAGTGGGCAGCAGCTCGGGCTCGGGCGGATGCCCAGCTCGCCACCATCGCCGCCAACGCGGACCGCATGCGCGGCTCCTTCGGTGCAGCGTGAGGGCGCTCTCCCTTTCGCTGGTCGAGGTGGTTCCGGGGGTGCCTCTCGCCCTCGTCGTGCGGCAGGCGATGCGCGTGAAGCGCGCCAGCATGCCCTGGTACAGCGCGGAGGACTTCGTCCAGGACGTTGTTGTCAAGCTGTTGGGCTGCATCGGCTGGGACTCGCGCAGGGGGGCGGCAGCGGTCTTCGTGCGCGTCGTGGCGCGGTCGGTACTACGCGACCAGGCCCGCCGTGATGCGAGGAGGGCCCTGAGTGTGAAACCGACCCCCCCCACCCGGGGTGGCACCCGTCGTATTTCGCGCGCGCAGGACAGAAAACTTTGCGATTTTGGAGCTTGCGCGTGAACACGCCCACCGCAACCGGGGCCTCCGCGTCCGCCCTCGTCGTGTTCTGGGCGAAGCGAGCGAAGGAACTTCGCCTGCAGGTCGATGCGGCCGAGAGGCACCAGTCCTACACGGCGGTCGCGACTCTCGCGCGCCAGTTGACGGCCGCGGAGATCGCGCTCCTCGAGGCTGAGTCGCGTGTCGCAGCCGAGGCTGCGCGCCAGGGTAACGAGGACGACGCGGTCGGACGCATCGTCGGTCACGCGAAGCGGCTGCCCGCCCCGCTCTACCGTGTCCTCGTCGAGCGGCTCTGGGAGTCGGCGCCCGCAGACATGCGAGAGCGGCTGGCGACGGAGCAGCTCGAGGGCAAGTGAGCGCTGCCCTTCGCCAGCTGGAGGAGGAGCTCGCCGAGCTGAACGAGCGGGTCGAGGAGAGCCCGCTTCCGTGGATGGACTGGACCATCCGCCAGTGGGAGTTCGCCGAGCTGGTGGCGGGGAACAAGCTCGCCCTCTTCCGCGCCGGGAACCAGGTGGGGAAGACCATCATCGGGGCGGCGCTGACGATCTCGCGCTGTCTCGGGGTCGAGCTAGCGACCGGCCGGAAGGCGCATGTCCCCATCGAGGCCTGGGTAGTGTGCACCACCTGGTCCCAGGCCGTGGCCATCATGCACAAGGTCTGGGCGCTCGCTCCGAAGGGCGAGCTCGAGCCGGGGCAGATTTGCAAGCGGCGGACGGGATTCGGCAAGGAGAACCCCGCCCTCATCTTCAAGAACGGGTCGATCATCCGCTTCAAAACCACGAAGCAGGGGGCCGACGCCATCGCGGGCGCCACGGTCGACTGGGTGTGGATCGACGAGCCGACCGACATCGAGATGTACCGCGAGCTGCAGAAGCGCGTGATGCGTCGCGAGGGCACGCTCATCATCACGCTGACCCCGGTCAACCGGCCCTGCGAGTGGCTGCACGACCTGGTCGACCGGGGCGCGGTGAAGGAGGTGCACGCCCCGCTCGACCGGCTCGCGCTCACGTTCCGGGGGTCCGGTGAGCGCATGCGGCTGCTCAGCGGGCGGCCGATGGACGACGATTGGATCGCCGAGGAGCGCACGAAGACGCCGGCGATGTTCGCCCCGGTGGTGCTCGACGGCGAGTGGGAGATGCGGCCCGAGGGGGTGTTCTTCCACTGCTGGGATGCCACGCGGCACATCAAGGCCGCGGTCCGCATCAACAACCTCGACCAGAACAGCGTGCTCAGCTGGCGGCTCGGGATGGACTACGCCGCGGCCGATCGCGACTTCGGCCAGGTGGCGGTGCTCTGCCGGGTGCTGCAGGTCAAGCGGAAGGCCGGCTGGATGGATGCCTATGTGCACGTCGTGGACGAGGTCGTCCTCAGCGGCATCGCGACCACGGACCAGTTTGCCGACGAGCTGATGAGCATGCTCGCGCGGAACAACATCACCTGGCGCGATCTCACGACGGTGCACGGCGACAACCCGGTGACCTCGCAGTTCTCGGCGAAGGGCAACCAGCTCACGCTGCGGGCGGTGGCGCGTCGGGTGGGGGTGCCGTTCAACGCGCTGAAGCCGACGATCACCTCCGCGAAGGACGGCCCGCGCCAGGGCAGCCTGCGGCACCCGGGCTCCCGGTGGGTCTTCGCCCAACTCGTGATGCAGCGGCTCTGGGTGCATCCTCGGTGCAAGCACCTGATCAAGGCCTTCGAGGTATTCGACTACTCCGAGGAGCATCCCTACAAGGACGTGATCGACGCGCTGAGGTACGGCCTGAAACCTGTAATATTCCGGTTCGGGTCCAACGCGCAGGGCACAATTCGGACGGCAGCGTAAAAAAGATTCTGGGTCGTGACGTACTGGTAGGGCATGAGTGCTCTCGCCGCCTCGCTGCCCACCGCGCCCTACCGGCTGGCCGACATGGCCCGCGTCGACGAGCTGCGCCTGCGCCTGCGGCTGATGCGCGGTGAGCACCGCCCCGACATCGAGACCGCGCTCAAGGCCATGTTCGGCATCGAGCGCGGGGAGGTGATGATCAAGGCTGTGGACGAGGCCGCGAACGCGTTCCCGGCGCTCTACAAGGACCTCTCCGCGCTGTACGTGCACGAGCCGCGCTGCTCCGGCCCCGACGCAGACGTCATCAAGGCGGTCGCCCGTGCTGGCCACTGGACGGCGATGCAGGTCAACCAGGCCGAGTGCCTCGCGCTGGGCGACCTCGCGATCGTGGCCGGCGAGAGCGGCGGGAAGCTGCACTTCCGGAAGGTGACCCCGGACCTCTGGTGGGATGTGCGGGCGAAGCGGGACGACCCGAAAGAGCTCGCCTACATCGCCCTCTGGATTCAGAGCGGCAACGCCTGGGAGCTGCACGAGTGGCAGGTCGAGGACGTCGACGGCAAGCCGGCCGAGGCCTACGTCGTGTCACCGGAGGCCGCGGTCAAGGGCTGGGACCAGTCGCCCCGCAGCCTGCCCGCCCAGGGGGAGTATTCCTGGGTCGACACGGTCGGCGCAGCCTACATCCCGGTCGTCCTGTACCACGCAGCCGACACCGGCCGGCTGATGGACTGGTCGAGCGGCCGCGACGTCACCCGCGGGTGCATCCGGCTGATGGTGTTCTACACCGACCTGGGACACCTCATCAGCGAGACGGCCTGGCAGCAGCGCATCCTCGCGGACGGTGATGTCGTCAGCGGCGCGGAGATCGACGAGACCACCGGCGCGCAGCACATCATCGCCGACCCGGGGATGGTCCTCAAGGTCGTGAGCACCGGGGACAAGACGGTGCAGGCGCTGGTCTGGCCGATGTCGGCGGACCCCGAGAAGCTCTTCCGCGTGATCGCGATGTACTCGAAGCACGTCGCGCGGCTCGCCGGCGTGCGGACCCCCGACGCGACGCGATCTGAGAGCGACATCCGCTCTGGCTACTCGCTGGCCATCTCGCGCGAGAGCATCGCCGAGCAGCAGGCCATCTATGCCCCCATCTTCCGCCGCTCGGACCAGCAGCTGCTGCACGTCTGCGCGCTCCTCCTCGGCTCGGTCTCGGTCAGCCCGGACGTATGGCAGGTCAGCTACCAGGCCGTCGAGCTCGGGCCGGTCGAGCTGTCCGCCCGCCTCACGGTGGTGAAGGAGGGGATGTCCCTCGGGCTCTACTCCAAGAAGACCGCGCTCCTCCAGCTCCACCCAGGATGGAACGAGGAGCAGGCCGAACAGGAGCTCGCGCGCATCGAGGCCGAGGGCCCGGCCGCCGCAGCGGGCGGCGCCACCGTCCAGCTCGCGCCGACGGACCTCGCCACGGTGGTGACGGTCGACGAGGCGCGCGCCTCGGTCGGCTTGCAGCCCATCGGCGGCGCGGACGGCGCCCTCACGATCACCCAGTACAAGGCGAAGTATGCGGCGGTTCTCACCGTCGCCGCGAACGCTGAGGCTGGCGCCCCAACCACCACGACGCCGGCGACCCCGGCCAAGGAAGACGATGGCCAACCCTCCTCCGATGTCTGAGGCCATCGCGCCCGAGCGCGAAGGCTACACCCCGTCCGACGGCAAGGTCTTCTCGACCGTCCGCATCACGATGGAGTGCGTCGCCGACGTCGTCGTCGAGCACGACGAGGACCTCGACGGCGATGCCATCGCGAAGGCAGTGAAGGCCCATCTCCCGCAGGTCAGCGAGCGCGCGCGCTGGTGGAACCCCACCAGCGAGAAGACCACCAGCGTGGTCGTGCACGTCGGCGAGACCAACCCCGACGGCCTCGACGAGGCACCGCAGGTCTACGAGTGTCCGTTCGCGCTCGACGCGGACGCGGAAGACATCGACGTGGTGGTCGCGTGATTCGGCTCGGTCTCCTCGGGTCGCCGCTCCTCCTGCGTTCGCCTGGGGAGGCTGGCGCTGGTGCGGGTGGCGGGGTCGTGGTCGCTCCGCCTGCGGCGGCGCCTGCGGCTGGTGGGGGTGGCGCTACTGGGGGCGCGGCCCCCGCCCCCGCTGCGGCCGCTCCTGCGGCTCCTGCGGCCGAGGTCGAGATCAAGGGCATTCACGTCCCGAAGCACGTCTTCGACGAGCGCGGCAAGCAACTCAAGGCCGCGACGAAGCTGGCCGAGGAGAACGCCGCGGCGAAGGCTGCGCTCGAGGCCCAGCACAACACGGTGACGCAGCAGCTCTCGACGCTGCAGGCCCAGCTCGCCTTCGCGCGTGCGGGCGTGAGCGACGACGAGCACATCGAGGCGGTCGCCGCGGCCTACGCGAAGCTGCCCGCCGAGGGCAAGCCCGCGAGCGCCGTCGAATACTGGCAGGCCATTCTCGCCGGCACTACCGCCGCGCCCCGCTCGCTGCTCGGCTTCATGGCCGCGCCGGCCGCCGCCGCTCCTGCCGCAGCTGCGGCGGCCGCTGCGCCTGGTACCGCCGCGCCTCCGCGCCCCGCGCTCCCTGCTGTCTCGGCGAGCCCCGCGCCCGCCGGCCCCACGATCACGGTCGAGCAGGTCCGCGCCGCTCAGGAGGCCTTCCGGGTCAGCCCGACGCCCGAGAACAAGAAGCAGATGAAGGACCTGACCGAGCTCCTCAAGCAGCAGTCCGCGA